CACGGTGCGCCTGCAAGACACCGGGCCGAAGCTGGCCGCCGTCGATCGTGCCATCAAGCTCATGGAACGCCGCGCTCGGCTCCTGGGCCTGGATGCGCCGACCAAGGTTGCCCCGACGACCCCGGACGGTGACAAGCCCTATGTGGTCACCATCCAAGCCTCACCCCTGGACGAGCAGCTATGAAGATCAAGAAGTGGTGTCCTCCGCAAGATCAGATGTGCAACCTCGGACGGCACTCGTGGAGCGTTTCGCGGCTGTTTGAAATGGCCCGTGAGCTTCCGGTCATGGAAGTTCCTCTCGACCACCTGCATCTGTACTACACCTACGAGAAGCTGACCCTACGAGAGATGGTGATGCATATGCAAGCCGTCAATGATGCAGACCTTTCCTTTCCGATCATCTTGGACGAGGATGGAGAGCTCTTGGATGGTCGGCACCGCCTGATGAAGGCAATGCTGACCGGAGCACCTACCATCAAGGTCGTCCGTTTTGATGAGAACCCGTCTCCTTGTCGAGTGAGCGACTGATGGCTTTCAAGCTGACAGCTAAGCAACAGGAGGCCATGGTGATCATCGCCGGTGCGGCAACGCACGTGATGCTGTTTGGTGGCTCGCGCTCGGGGAAGACCTTCCTGCATGTGCGGAACATAGTCTTCCGCGCACTCAAGGCACCGCGTAGCCGGCACTGCATCCTGCGCTTTCGGTTCAACCATATCAAGTCATCCATCATCTTCGACACCTTTCCGAAGGTGATGGAGATTGCCTTTCCGGAGGTCAAGTGGAAGCTGAACAAGTCAGACTGGTTCGTCACCATCAACCCAGGGACTGACCAAGAGTCTGAGATCTGGTTCGGCGGCCTTGATGACAAGGAGCGAACTGAGAAGATTCTCGGCAATGAGTACGCCACCATCTATCTGAATGAGTGTTCGCAGATTCCGTGGAACGGCCGCAACATGGTGGTGACCCGTCTAGCGCAACTTGCTATGACATTGGTCAAGGGTCGCGACTCCACTCAGCTCAAACCGCGAATGTTCTATGACTGCAACCCACCGAGCAAGTCGCACTGGACGTACCTCGTCTTTGTCAAGAAGGTTGATCCCGAGACCAAGATGCCTTTGCCGAAGCCTGAGGACTTCGCGTCCTTCCAGATGAACCCGCAAGACAACGCGGAGAATCTCTCCGACGGCTATCTCGACACTCTGCATGGGCTGAGTGCTAGACTGCGCCGGCGCTTCTTGGATGGCGACTTCGCGGACGCTAACCCGAACGCTCTATTCACCGATGAAGTCGTGGACAAGTGGCGTCACGTTGGTGGAGAGCTTCCAGACATGGTGCGCATTGGCATCGGCGTTGACCCATCGGGCAGCGGTGATACCGATAACGCCGACAACGATGAGATTGGAATCGTGGTAGCTGGCCTGGGCGTCGATGGCAACTGCTATGTGCTCGAGGACTGTTCTGTCAAGGCTGGTCCGGCGACTTGGGGCAAAGTGGCCACCAGCGCGTTCGACCGCCACGAGGCCGATATCATCGTCGGTGAGACCAACTACGGCGGTGCCATGGTGCAGCACGTGATCCTCACAGCTCGGCCTCGCACCCCGTTCTTGAAGGTTACTGCCTCCCGTGGCAAAGCTGTCCGTGCTGAACCGATCTCTGCCCTCTATGAAGCCGGCAAGGTGCGGCACGTTGGGGTTTTTCGGGAGCTAGAGGACGAGCTGGTCGCCTTCTCGACCGTAGGATACTTGGGTGACCGGAGCCCGAACCGGGCAGACGCCCTGATCTGGGTACTGACCGCGTTGTTTCCCGGCATCCTGAAGAAGGAAACAAGGCAACCTGTGGTCAACAGCTTGCCAACGATGAACTATTTCAATAGGAGTTAAACATGGCCCGCAAGAGCAAAGAGCAACAGCTAGCAGACATTCATGCCGATGCGTTGGCTGAGTTTGATAAGATCCAATCCGCCCTCCGAGACGAGCGCCTTCAATGCTTGCAAGATCGCCGTTTCTATTCGATTGCTGGTGGGCAGTGGGAAGGTCCGCTTGGCCAACAGTTCGAGAACAAACCGAAGTTCGAGGTCAACAAGATCCACCTGTCGGTCATTCGGATCATCAACGAGTATCGAAACAACCGGATCACCGTTGACTTTATTCCGAAAGAGGGCGCAGAGAACGATAAGCTGGCAGACACCTGCAACGGCCTGTACCGCGCCGACGAGCAAGATAGCTGCGCACAGGAAGCCTACGATAATGCCTTCGAAGAAGCAGTCGGCGGTGGCTTCGGTGCTTGGCGCTTGCGCGCTGAGTACGAAGATGAGGAAGACCCGGAAGACGAGCGCCAGCGCATCCGCATTGAACCGATCTTCGATGCCGACAGCTCCGTGTTCTTCGATCTGAATGCCAAACGGCAGGACAAGTCCGATGCCAAACGCTGTTTCGTGCTGACCTCCATGACGAGAGAGGCGTACAAGGACGAGTACGGCGACGACCCGGCATCCTGGCCGAAGACCGTACACCAGCATGAATTCGATTGGCTGACCCCGGACGTAGTCTATGTCGCCGAATACTACCGGATCGAGGAGCGCGGAGAGACTATTCACATCTGGCAGACCTTGGACGGTGAGGAGGAGCGCTACTCCGATGCCGACTTCGAAGCAGATGACGGACTCGAGGAGAAGCTATTTGCCATCGGGTCCAAGAAGATTCGCGAGAAGAGGATCAAAGCAAAGAAAGTCCACAAGTACCTGCTGTCCGGCGCGAGGATTCTCGAGGACTGCGGCTACATCGCCGGAAAATGCATTCCAATCGTCCCGATGTACGGCAAGCGCTGGTTCATTGACAACGTTGAGCGCTGCATGGGGCACGTTCGGTTGGCGAAGGATGCGCAACGCTTGAAGAACATGCAGCTGTCCAAGCTGGGAGAGATCAGCGCACTGTCCAGTGTCGAGAAGCCCATCCTGGCGCCGGAGCAAATCGCTGGTCACCAGGTCATGTGGGCAGAGGACAACATCAAGAACTACCCGTACCTGTTGATCAATCCGATCACCGACATGAACGGGCAGACAGTGGTTGGCGGTCCGGTGGCGTACACCAAGCCTCCGCAGATTCCTCCGGCTATGGCAGCGTTGTTGCAGATCACCGAACAGGACATGCAAGACTTGCTTGGCAACCAGCAAGCCGGTGAGGAGCTGCAACCGAACATCTCTGGCAAAGCCGTCGAGCTGATTCAGAACCGGTTGGACATGCAGACCTTCATCTACATGAGCAACATGAGCACCGCTATCAAGCGCAGCGGAGAGATCTGGCTGAGCATGGCGAAGGACGTGTTCGTCGAGTCTGGGCGCAAGATGAAGGCTGTCGGCAAACAAGGGGAGATCCAATCCGTCGAGCTCTTGAAGCCGATGGTGAATCAGGAGACCGGCGAGATCGAGACTGAGAACGACTTGGCAGACGCTCGCTTCGATGTGGCGGTGGAGGTTGGCCCGAGCAGCTCCAGCAAGCGCGCTGCCACCGTCCGCGCCCTGACCGGCATGGCAGCAATCACCGATGACCCAGAGACTAAGCAGGTGCTTGGTGCGATGGCCATGCTGAACATGGAAGGGGAAGGGATCAGCGACGTCCGCGACTATTTCCGCGGGAAGCTCCTCCGCATGGGAGTGGTGAAACCGACTGAGGAAGAAGCCCAGCAGCTGGCAGCAGCCGCACAGCGTGCCCAGCTAAGCCCGAATGACCTCTACCTGCAATCGGCAGCTGAAGCGGAGCAAGCTCGCGCGGCCAAGGCACGTGCCGACACCGTGCTCACGGTCGCCAAGGCAGACGAGACCCGTGCTAAGACGATGGAGACCCTGTCCAAGGTGGATGCCCAGGAGCAGCAGCAGGCTCTTGAGGTTATTGATCGCTTCGGCGGTCTTGGCCAAGCGTAGGATCAACAAATAGCGGCTTGAGGTATTGCCAAGTGCCTTTGGCGCGTGTACCCTTCGGGCATACGGCATCCACCCGCCGTTCAATGGGTGAGTTTAGTACGGAGTGAGTCAGATGGGTAAAAAGGCAGAAGATGGAGAGCAACTGGATGACGAAGCAGGTGTTCTTGACAACGGGGAACTAGGAGACGCTGACACCGAGGGTTTGGGGACCCAGGCCGGTGGTGAAGATGAATCCGAAAGCCAAGACGATCAAGGCACCGGCGACGAAAGCGAAGTTGTGGTCACCATCGGGGAGGAACCGCCACCTCCGGAAGAAGAGAAGCAAGCGCCTGAGTGGGTTCGGGAGTTGCGTAAGAATCATCGCGAGCTTGTTCGTGAGAATCGAGAGCTGAAAGAGAAGCTGAACACTGGAAGCGCCGCTGAGACTAAGCCAGCCGCTATCGGTCAGAAGCCCAAACTGGAAGACTTCGACTATGATACGGAGAAGTTCGAGCAGGAACTAGCGAAGTGGTACGACCGGAAACGGGACGCCGACAACGCTACTGCCAAGGCGGAAGAAGCGGCGAAAGCCTCTCAAGCCGCATGGCAGGCCAAGCTGGACGCCTATGCCAAAGCGAAAGCCGAGCTGAAGGTAAAAGACTATGACGACGCTGAGGCTACTGCCCAGGAGTTGTTCAACGTCACCCAGCAAGGCATCGTCCTGCAAGGGGCTGAGAACCCAGCTCTGGTGATCTACGCCCTTGGCAAGAATCCGAAGAAGGCGAAAGAGCTCTCATCCATTACTGACCCCGTAAAGTTTGCCTTTGCGGTAGCGAAACTGGAGACGCAGTTGAAAGTAACGAATCGCAAGGCACCGCCGCCACCCGAGAAGACCGTCCAAGGTTCTGGTTCGACCTCGGGGGCAGTGGATTCCAATCTTGACCGCCTTCGTGCCGAAGCTGAGAAGACGGGCGACTACTCCAAGGTAATCGCCTACAAGAATCAGCAGCGGCTCAAGGCTAAATAAACTCACCTTTTGAGGTAACCACCGTGGCTAACGCATTTAACAAAGAGGAACGCATCGCGTTCGAAAACATTCTGGAAGGCTTCCAGGACGCTCTCGTCCTGAGCCGCGCCGCTTCCGTCTACAACACCGACTCGCTCACCATGGAGCGTGCCTCGGACATCATCTGGCGTCCGCAGCCCTACGTGGCCCAGTCCTTCACCGGCACCGACATGACGTCCAACTTCAAGGACTACGTTCAGCTGTCCGTCCCGGCTTCCCTCGGTTTCAGCAAGTCCGTGCCTTGGACCCTGACCGCCAAGGAACTCCGCGACGCCCTCCAGGAGCAACGCTTGGGCGAGGCCGGTAAACAA